AAAAGGTCACTATACTCATAAAAAGATTTTTAGAATTGTTCAACCAAACAATGATATGACAGAGGTGATGGTTAATTTTTATACTGATACAACCAATGCCGTATTAGATATTAAAAAATATCGTCACTTTTTAGACCAGCACGACATCAGGATTGAGCCGGGTTCGACTATGCCTTCTAATAAATGGGCAGAGCTTGGTGTTTATCTTGAGGCATTTCAAATGGGTATTGTAGACAGGTATGAAGTCCTCAAGAAGAATCCAGAAATATTTGATAAGGAAGGTGTAATGAGAAGGACAGATGAGAGACAGCAGATGATGCAACAAATACAAGGTATGGAAGAACAATTAAAGAATTTGCAGGGAGACTTGCAAACAGCCCAAAGAGAGTCTATCAGCGATAGAAAGAGAGTCGAAGTTGAGAAATTCAAAAGTAGATTATCTGAGGTATCTTCAGAATCTAAAGCTGACAGAAGGGTACAACGTAGTAAACTCGAAAACGAGGTGAAGCTCGAAGTGGGGAAATTGGCAAACAATCTCAAGGATATTGAGAGAAACGCTGGTTCAGCCCCAGAAGCGTAGAGACATCTTAAGGAGGTATTATGAACACACTAGAACAACAGGAAGTTGGAGCATTAGAAAATGCCGGAGGCAGTGAAACTGCATTCGTGGAGGATATTGTTAATCAAGAGACCCAAGCTCAAGCAGAGCCTATTCAGGAACAGCAAGAGCAGGGCTATGTAGACCCTCAACAAGAAGGGACTATTTCAGTAGACTATGAGGCAGAATCTAAAAAGTTTCAGTCTATGTATGATCGAGCTCAGGCCGAAAATGCAAAGCTAAAACAATTAGAACCTTTAGGTCAGTTACTGGAACAGAGACCTGACATTGTTCAGACGATACAAAACAGTATAGCCAACCCACAGAACGCTCAAGAATCACAGCCAGCAATTTCAAGTGACGACTTTAATCCTTGGGAAGCCTTTACGGATGACAATTCTCAATCAAGTCAATATGTCTCTAAAAAGATAGATGACTTGGTAAATCAAAGAATACAATCTGAAATGGCTAAACAACAACAACAGGTACAGGCAGAGATGGCGATGAACAACACTGTCAGTGAACTTAGGTCTACCTATAAAATGTCAGATAATGAGATTCGTGACTTTTTAGCGTTCACTACACAACCGAAAGAAGCTGTCGGTCTGAACAATCTCGTAAAGCTATATAAAATGCAAAATGGGACACCTGTTGAAAACAATGATACAATGGAAGCGGTAAGTGCCGCTAAACAAGCTCCACGAACTGCTGGAGTCCTTCAAGGACAAGCTCCTGAAAGTCCAAAGACAGATCAAGAAAAAGTCTGGACGACCATCATGGGTAGCGGTAGTGGAACGGCACTTCCCTAATTAACAAACCTAAAAACAATAGAGGAAAAAAATGGCAATTTCATATAATTCTGGAACATTAAAGTCCAGTGATATAACTGCTTCAACTACCTCTGCTGGCGTAGGACAAGCCCCTGATCGTAGACGGCTATATAATTTTGGAGATAGAGTTGCTGAACTAGCACCTGAAGAATCTCCATTTTTCGTCTACCTTTCAAAGGTGGCTAAAGCACCTACTGACGACCCTGTATTCCGTTATTTGGAAAATAGGAATAAAATCAACTGGACAGATCGCTCATTCTTACTTGCGGCGGCTGTAAATGGTGGTTCTGCTGTATCAGCAGGAACTTCATACTCGTTTACAGTAGACACAAGTGGTGGAGCTTCTGTTGATTGGTTACTCAAAGGTATGGTGTTTGTTGTGAATACGGTTGACGGTACGGCTGGGATTGGTCATACGATTGTTCGTGTGGATTCCGCCGTTACTGACTTAGGATCATCATCTTCCTTTACTGGTAAGATCATTGATGTCTCTAACTCTAATGTTAGTGGATACAATGTCCTTGCAGATAATGATAGCTGTCAAGTAATTGGTACTTCATTTGAAGAAGGTTCTGGTTCTCCTGACGTTTTCTCAACTGAGCTTGAAGATAGTTATGGGTACACCCAGATCTTTAAGACAGCCGCAGAGATGACTAACACAGCATACGCTACGAGGTATAGAGGATACGCAGACGAATGGTCTCGTATCTGGGCAGATAAATTACGAGAGCATAAAGTTGATATTGAAAGAGCTATGCTATTTGGGCAAAAAGCCCGGGTAGGTGGTATTCAATACACTGAAGGAATCGTTGGACATATTGTAAAAAATGTAAACCCATCAGCTTCTGATGCGGCTTTTTCATATACTTCTGGTAGTGCATACTACAGAAGCTCGGCACAGTCTGAGTTTACATATGACAGACTTCTTTCTGACTTAGAAGTAATCTTCGACCCAGCAAGGGGAGGATCAAGTGATAAGCTTGTTCTTTGTAGCTTGCCTGTAATTACATTCTTTAACAAATTAGGCGATGGAGCATTCGTTGATGCTTCAATGGGCCATAGCAACGCACCTTATCGGGTGAACTTTGACTCTCGTGAGGGAGCTTTTGGTCATTCTATTATGGTAATTGACACTATTCATGGTCGCTTAAACCTAGTGAAAGAGCCACTGTTTCGTGGTATCGCATCTGGTTTTATGCTTATGGCTGATATGAGTCAAGTTGCTTATAGGCCACTTGTTGGAAATGGAATTAATCGTGATACTCAAGTAATGACCAATGTTCAATCAGCAGATGAAGATCTTAGAAAAGACATGATCTTGACCGAAGCCGGTCTTGAGATTACCCTTTCTGAGTCTCATGCGCTGTACAACATTGAAGGCTTATAAGGAGTACGATTATGAAAGCGGCAAGTTTAAATACGTCAAGCGGTCAATATGGTGGCGGCCCAAAAGATGTGGTATTCGTACCAGATGTAGCGGCTTACACTGTATCTGCAAATAACAGTAGCAAGGTTCATGTAATGCCTGATCTGACAGCAGATTGTACAATTACATTACCTACTGAAGAAGCAGGTCTTTATTTTGAGTTTTGGTACGGGGGCACAGCCGCCGATGCCCAAGACTGGATCATAAAGACAACTGGAAATAGCAACTATATGATTGGTGGCCTAGTTGGTCATGATACTGATAACGGTGGTGACGACACTGCTGTTATTGATTCTGACAACAATAGTAACTCACAACTTTCTATTTTTACTCCTATAGCAGGAACTTGTGTAAAGATAGTTTGCGATGGTGTTCTTTGGTATGTCAACGGTCATGTTATTTCAGCAACTGATACCTTCTTGGCTTTTGCAGATCAATAATCCGAATAAATAAGGATAACAGTTTTTAGTACTGTGGGGGTCTTCGTATAAAGGTTGGCCCCCGAAACTAAAAGGAAGATTTATGAAAATTAAAAAATGTATTCACTGTGGAGCTCCAAATAAAGAGGGCTGGTTTTACTGCAAAAATTGTGGTAAAAAAGCTTCAGAGAGTAAGTATACTACTAACTTGTGGATGATTTCAGATATGGGTAAAAGAACAGATGTTGAAATATCTACCCAAAGCATGGATCAAAACATGAGTTCGATGAGAAAAAGAATTGGTTATGGCTAGAAAAAAAGATCCAAGATTAGCTCGTGCTGGAGTAACAGCTTTTAATAAACCAAAAAGAACTCCGGGGCATCCCAAAAAAAGTCATGTAGTTGTGGCTAAAGTTGGTGATAAGGTAAAGACAATACGGTTTGGACAGCAGGGAGTAAAAACAAATCAAACAGTCGGGCAAAGAAAAGCGTTTAAATCTCGCCATGCTAAAAACATAGCAAAGGGGCCAATGTCAGCCGCCTACTGGGCAAATCGAGTTAAGTGGAGCCCTAGTAAAACAAAATCAAAATCAATGAAATGGAAGAAAGGAAGTTAGTAATGAATAAAACAGTAAAAGCTCCTAAGGGTTATCATTGGATGAAATCTGGTTCTAGTTACAAGCTGATGAAAAATCCAGCAGGTGGCTACAAACCACATAAAGGAGCTAGTGTAAATGCTAGTTTTAAAGTGCAAATGGCACATAAAAAAACTAAAAAGAAGTAATGTCTAAAAAAGTTAGTTGGATGTGGGGTGGTAAAAAACATTATGGCACCTTGATAAGAGAGACAAAAACTCATAAGTTTGCGAGAACAAAAAACGGAAAAGTAAAAAAGATTAAAAAGTAATGGCTGGGTCTGCTAAAAAAACAAAAGGAGCTATGTGGAAACGAATAGTCGCTTCAGTTAAAGCTGGTAATAAAGGGGGGAGACCGGGGCAGTGGAGTGCTAGAAAAGCACAATTAGCTACGGCAAGATATAAAAAAGCTGGCGGTGGCTATAAAGGAAAAAAGTCGGCCAGCAATAAATTAACTAAATGGTCAAAGCAGAAATGGGACTATGTTAGTAAGGGGGATGAGAAGAAACCTCGGAAAAAAAGAGGTCGTTATTTACCGGAGTCTGTTAGAAAAAGTTTAACTGCATCTGAGAAGTCAGCTACAAACAGAAGGAAAAGGGCGGCTTCTGCAAAAGGAAAGCAAAAAGCTAAATACTCTAAAAAAGTAGCAAGGAAAGTAAGAAGAGCGTAGTATGGCAACATTTGAAGAACAAGTAGAAGCATTAACAAGTTTGTCTTTGGATGGTAGTAGTGCACCCACTCAAAGTGAGTTAAGCCAGTTCCTTACAGACGGTGCTAAAGAAGTTCTTAATGCTTTGCCAAGAATGAAGCAATCTTTATTTACGACTTCCAATGATTTAAACAGTAGTAGTACATATCTTACACTGGGAGGGTCAGAGGTGTTTAGTGTAACAAGAGATGATGGCACCATCAACCAACCTTGCCGAGCTGTCAGAGCAGAGCTTGGTGGTAAGATTAGAGATGCCGATGATATGATGGCGGCTACAGTAACAGACCCTGCTTACTACATTACTAATGGAATCCTAAGCGTTGTTCCAGAGCCAACAAACTCTCAAAATGCCCATGTTCAAACATTAAACTATCCCACCGTTGCATTTGGAGACACTGCTATAACTAAGTTTCCAGACGATGCAGAATATTTAGTTGTTTTGTATGGGGCGATAAAGTCTTTACAGAACAAACTAAGCACTTTAATAAAATCAGATTTAAGCTTAAGCACACCACCAACATTAGCTTCTGCCGACTTTACAGTCCCAACAATAGCAAATGTTACAATAGGGTCATTTGGAACGGCACCTGTCTATACAGCACCAGTAGTCGCTGGAGAAACAGAAGAGCTAACAGCCACCTTAACTCACGATGCGACAGCAGACAATACCAAGTTAGATTTCAGTGATTGGTTTGAAGTCGTTGGAGATTTTATACAAACAGATGAAGATGTTGAGTTAGCTAGTTCTCAGTTGCAAAAAATATCTATTTATTTGAATGCGTACTCTCAAGCGATGCAAAATAAATTAAATATTTTTAATGATGCTAATGTTGAGTATCAAGCCAATATACAAAAAGAAATAGAGCAGGCAAGAATAAATGCTCAAGACTCTCAACAGGAAGCTTCTTTGAAGTTGCAAAAAGAAGTGCAAGAATACCAAGCAAAAGTATCAGAGTATCAAGCAGAAGTTAACACTGATGTTCAAGTGTATATACAAAATTTAAACAACGCATCTCAAAGCTATAAGTTTTATTCACAGTTACAGATTAAATTACAAGCTGATTACGACAAAGGATTACAAGCTTTAGTAGCTTAAAGGTTTATTATGGCAACAGACAAAGCAACAATAAACATATCGGCCTCCCTTTTACCGGCAGATGTAAAAGTAAGTATAGGAGGGACAATTACACACGAGACAACTGATGGGCCGGGTGGGGCTGGAAAGTGGATTTCTTATGGTATTGATATTGATACCAGTTCAGAAGTTGTTATTCCTGCTGACATAGGTTACTTAACAGGATCTAATGTCAGTGGCGTAACTCCTACTAGAACAGCTACTGCTGACAAGGTGGAGTTTTTAGTTTTAAAGCACTCAGGATTTAGATCAGATGGCTCTACTAAAAGTGCGGCATCTGAATGTGTTCATTTTAATTTTACAGACAGTGTTGCTGGTGCGGCGGCTACTGGGAACCTGCGACTTAACCCCGGAGAGATTTGGTGGGGTAGGTTTTCTGGTGCTTCAGACACTGCTGACGTAACAGCAATAGCAATAGGTAACGATGTCAAGTTATTGGTATATGCTATTTTACACGATGGTGGGTAGTAATGGCCGTACATGCGTTAACAGTTAAAAAAATTATTAGCAGAGTCAGGCAGGTATTTCCAGAAGCTCCAGAAGCTTATATTATGAGTTTAATTAATGAAGCCTTAGTAGAGATGGGCAATCACCACACAAAAGTAGTTAAGGCTAAAATAAACACTGTAGCTAATCAAATGTTTTATGATATTAGTGATAGTGCTAATGACTCAAGTAGTAATAAATTAGAAGCCAATAAAATATTTAGAGTTGATCTTATGGACAATGAAGGCGATTATATTAAAATACCAAGACTGGTTGATAAAGGTATCTTACTTATGGATGTTACCAGCGAAGCAATAAACGAGCCTGATTGATGGCTAGTAATATACAATACCCTGAAGATGTAGCTGTTTGGTTTGTTGAAGGTGACTCACTCGCCTTAGTTACCAATGTTGACAGTGCCGGTACAGCCAGATCTTCTTCTAGGAAGAAGTGGAAAGCGATAGAAGAATCTGTCTCTAATGGCTTGTTACTGCACTATTACGGAGAGCCAAACCCTGTAACTGCTATTACAGACACTCCAGATATTGACAATACTTTACACAGTGCTCTTGTAGACTATGTAAAAAGATGTTTATATATGGATAGGGCAGGGGCTTCAAGAGATCCTAATGTTGCACAAACCTCAATGGCTTTGATGGGTCAACACGAAAAAAGATTTAATGACATTCTAAAAAGATTTGGAATGAGAAAAAGAGATAAGACTGGCGGTACTCGTGCAGTTTTACCTTTTAATTTTACATAACTGTTTGTATAGGGAGTGGTTCTTGCCCCGCAAGACAAACAAAATTAGCAGGAGAACATTATGGCTAACCTACAAAAATTTAGGGCCCATGAATCATTAAACGTTGAGACGGCTGGAGAATGGCAAGTACAAAGTGCTGTTACGGCTGATGCTGATGGAGTTGCTGTTGATGTAACTAGCTATCATCAAGTTCATCTAATGTCTGATAATGATTTTTATTTTAC